GCATAGTGATGTCTTTTTGTGGAGTTGTCAAAGTATCTTCAGATGAGAAGAAGTACTTGACTTTTGATCTACCGGTAGAATCACCAACTGTAACATACTCTTCATCAAACTTAAGACGAGGAGTGTCAACAAGTGATAACACACCGATAAATTCATTGAGATCATAGATCCCAAAACCTTTTGGAAACTCCTCATTAAGATTAGCTCGAGCAAGAACATTACGTGCTTCGCTAATCGTCTTAAGAGTAGTGCCATTTTTAAATAGAATATTCTGGTTGATACCAGAGAAGTTCTTCAATACTTGAAGAGTACCGTCACTTAATTCCATAACATATCTCCATGTTTCATTATATGATTATTATATACTAGATTGCTGTAAAAGTACACAACTTTATTTGATTTTACTAAAGTTTTTATCTTTAACAAATTCAATCTTTGAGTTAAATTTACCATCAAGTATTTCACCTTTATGAGAAATGACAAAAATATTAGTATCATCACCAAGTGTATGTAAGATCTTCAATAGATTTTCTACACCATCATGATCAAGCGAGGAGTCAAACGTCTCGTCAAGAATCAAGAGATTAGTAGCTACTGAATTCTTCATCTTAGCAATCTGTCTCCATGTAAACAGAAGTGCCAAATCAATTCTTTGCTTTTCACCTTCAGAGAATGAGTCATATGTAAACTCATCACGATGTCGCGATCTAATTGTTTCTTGGAAACTTTCATCAAGATCAAAGTGTACAAAGAAATCTAGGATTTGTAGATATTGGTTAACAAGCTTATTGATAACTGGCATATACTGTTTTATAATCTTTGTCTTAATACCAGTGTCTTTTAACATTTCTGACATTACACTATTATAAGAATACTCATCAGAAAGCTTAAGCTTTTCTTCTAATAGATTATCTTTATCACCAACTAGACGCGATAACTCTTCCTTTGCTTCATCAAGATCTGCTATAGCAGATCCATTAATTTCTTTCTCAAGCTGGGAAATTGATTTTTGAAGTCTTGCTATTGTCTGATTATTAGAATGAATAGTCGATTGTTTTTCTCTAATATCAGATAATTGACCGTGTACGCGCTGTAGACTTTCTTCTACTGATGTTCCTTCGGTATTAGCTTTATCAGTTGCAGACTGCAGTTCCTTTGCCTTTGCTTTGGCACTAGATAATTTTTCTTGACGTACAGTCTCACTTATGTCCTGTGTACATGTAGGACATGTGTCATTATCTTCATAGAACTTTGCGTCTTTAACAACAGTAGTCATTTGTTGTTTGAACTGCGCCTGATATTGTAGCAAAGATTGCTTCTTATCAGAAAGTTTGTTTATTTCTTCCTCGACTGGACCCTGCGATTTTTCGATGGCGGCGGAGAGTTCTTGATTTTCGGATTGAAGTTTTTCTGACTCTTCTTTACTTGATTGTATTTCATGTTTGTTTTTTGATATGTTTGCATTTGTTAACTCCCTAACATCTCTAATATATTTATTCTGTGTTTCGATCTTATTTTTAGAGATTTCTAGATTGTAAGTGATATCTTTTATCATATCCTTTAAAGAATTATTTTTTTCTTTAAGAAGAATATTCATTTTAGAGAATACATTAATATCCAGAAGATCCTCGATAACATCGCGTCTATGTCCAGCTGCCAGCTGCATAAATGGGATAAAAGAGGAGGAACCCAATACAACAACCTGATGAAACGATTTATGATTTAGCTTCAAGATGTTTTGCTCGAGGATCTTCTGGTATTCTTTAGCATGAGAAGACTGATTAATCATCGTGTCATTTTTCCAGATCTCAAAGAGATTTGGCTTTAGTCCACGTACAATCTTAAATTCAGAATTCCCTATACTAAATTCAACCTCAACAACACAAGCCTTCTGATTAATCGAATTAAGAAGCTGTGGCTTATTAATATTACGATGTGGTTTACCAAAAAGAGCGAATGAGATGGCATCCAACATGGTAGATTTACCAGCGCCGTTGTGGCCTACAACGAGTGTTGACTTCGATTTGTTGAGATTGATTTCTGTTAACGTGTTACCGGTTGACAGAAAATTCTTATAACGTACCGTCTTAAATATAATCATGCAATTTCAAGTGCCTGTGCTTCGGTCATAAGTTCACGCATATTTACTTTGATACGATCCTTATCTAGATCTGTATCTACGCCATCGATATAGTCATCTACTAATTGGCCAGTATCGTCAACTGCTAGACCTTCATCATCTACATTTTCGCCTATAAACTCATTAAAGTTTTCTGCGATCTTCAACTCATGAATATTCTGATTTTGAATACGATCAATAAAGCGATCAAATAAGAATGTATCAGATTTATTCACAACTACAACCTTAACAAACTTATTATCTAAATTTGTAACGTCATAATTATTATAATCTATTTTCTCGTCATTGTACACAATTTTTTCAAATAAAGTGTATGGGTTATGTACCTCTTCTATTTCACGTGTTTCTGTATCGATGATGTGAAAGTACTTAGGATCATGTGCATCCGACCAGAAGAATTCCATTTGACTGCCAAGATACCATACATTGTCTTTACGTGATGATACATGGAAATGACCAGTCAATACTAGCTCAAACTTCTCAAACAACTTATGATTCATACCGTGATGATTTTCTACACCACGCATTAATTCAAAACCACCAAGCTCTAAATGACCACCTAACCAGTCTGCTTTACATTCTCGGATAAACTTCATTGATTGTTCGTAATTATCCTGGCAGATCCATGGAAGAAGAGCAATCTTTAAAGATCCATATTCCATTACTCGAGGTTCCATAATAATATGGATCTCGTTCATATAATGACCAAGACATTCTTTTAGAGAATTAAGATCATTAGTGTTCTTATAGTATGTGTCATGATTTCCTGGAATAATATCCATCTTCATACCACGAGCTCTAATCTCATTCAAGAAATGTTTACGGTTATGATTAAGAGCTTTAAAGTTTACAAACTTGCGGTGGTCATAGTAATCACCTAAGTGTATGATTTGCTCAATACCGTGCTTTTCACATTCTGGAAAGAATATGTTTTCATAAAAATCTGCCGAGTTATTAAGAAATATTTCAGATGAGTTACGAATACCACAGTGTGTATCGTTAAGAACTGCTATCTTCATTACCAACCTTTTTCAAAATTACATAACCATCATGTGACAACCATTCGAATGTATCACCAACTGTAAGATTAAAGCTTTCCATCAGTTCATCAGGAAATTCAAATGCAATCTCACCATCTTCTTCAACAATTTTTGTCTTATATACTTTCATTTTAAAAACTCACTTAAATCTGAATCTACTGATTGGGTTCTTTTCTTTCGCTTTTCTTCTTTTGCAAATTCTTTAATCTCTGTATCATGTGATCTTACCTTATCAATACGATCTCTAAGATTATCAACAAATGCTCCAACAACCTGGTTAGTCATATCGTCACCAAGATCGTTGTCAATAAAGTTCTCAATACCTGATTTTGTTAGGTACTTCATCTTAATGTCTTGTTGCTTTTTCTCTTTAGCAATACGTCTGAGAAATGCATACCATGTAATTTGTGTAAAGTAAGCAAACGCATTTGGTTTGCCAGTACGTGTTGCAGCTGCAATGTCATAATTAAGAATGGCTTTCAAGCAATTTTCTACCGCATCCATGACCATCTCTTCGCGATATGTGTAGCGAATAAAATTAGATTTGTGAGACAAACCTTCAGCGATTCGTAAGAAACACTGAGCAATATAGTCAGGTACTACTGGAATTGTGGTATTATTATTTTGAGCTTCGTTTACAATGGTAACATATTCGACGACAGCTTGAGAGAATTCGGCATTATTGACATAATGTATGCTTTGTCTTTTTTGTCGAGCCATAGTCGCTTCCTTTCATTATGTATATTATACAACAAAATGCTTGATATGTACACTTAATTAATTTGATCTTAAGGGAAAATATAACGGTGTACTTTTCTGCCAA